TTATTCTTTAAAGTTTTTTAATAAATTGCTTAACTCGGCAAATTGATGTAGGGTGAGTGCTTCACCTCGAATATTTGGAGACAGATTCATTTTTTCCAAGCACATTACAATCTCTTCCTTATTGTACGGAATGTCAGTTGCGTTATTTAATCCGTTTACCAGTGTTTTTCTTCTTTGATTAAAAGAAGCACGAATCAATCGAAACATCAAACGTTCATCCTTTACCTCTACTGTTGAAATTTTATGTCTGGTAAGGCGTATCACAGAAGAGCCTACACTTGGCCTTGGCATAAAACAATTAGGTGGAACATTTGCAACAATATAAGGTTCACAATAATATTGTACCGCCAAAGAAAGTGCTCCATAATTTTTACTTCCTGGATTTGCTTGCATACGTTCTGCCACTTCTTTTTGTACCATAATTGTGATACTTTCCATTGGAACCTGATTCTCAAATAGTCCCATAATAATTGGTGTGGTTATATAGTATGGAAGATTTGCTACTACTTTTATAGGCTTCCCTTCGTTTTCCTTTGTTACAAGCGCATTGATATCTAACGTTAAAATATCTTGGTTGATGACAGAAACATTATTATAACTACTTAGTGTATCTTCTAAAATGGGAATTAGCATTTTATCTATTTCAACAGCAACTACCTTCTTTGCTGCTTCTGCAAGGTACTGTGTCATGGTTCCAATTCCAGGACCAATTTCTAGAATAAAGTCATCCTTTGTAATATTCGCGGAATCAATAATCTTGTCTAGAACGTGCGTATCAATCAAAAAATTTTGACCGAACTTTTTTTGAAATACAAAATGATATTTATTTAGAATTTCAATTGTATTTTTAGGGTTACCTAATTTATTTTCCATATGGTTTTAATTTCTCCTTGTAACGTTTATAGTTTATGCTATCCCAATGTGAGCAAAAAGTCAATGTAATGCCTTTTGTTCGTCATTATTTGCAGTATAAATTTACTACCACATTATAATGTCCAAAATTGGGAAAAGCAATATATATGAAAAATAAAAGTATATAAATACTTGTTTTTACACCTTTTTCGTATAATCTAAGCAAATCCACCCTTTTCCACTCTTAAGATATCCCCAGTTATTTTCTGATTTCATAATTGTATAAATACCCTTATCTTTAATACTGCCGACAATAGCATAACTTGTATCTGGTCCATTTCTAATATTTAATGCGCCTGCAGTAACTTTAACTTGAAATGTAGAATCCGTAGTAGCACAATCTGCTTTGATAGAGGATACTTTTTTACTTGAAGTATTATTTATTGCTGTTAAAAACAACTCCCTTTCTGTTTCTCTACGTATCGTTAGACCTGCTACAATCTTCTCTCCTACTTTGTTGTATAATACTATTTTTTCCGCAATTACGCTCCTGGAACGTATTCCATTTGCCGTTAACTGATTTATACTACCAACATTGAATGCAAAACTTACCAGTGCATCAAATTCGTTTTGATTCCATGTATATCTACTGTAATATTTGTTGACTTCTGTTTCAGCCTTACTCAAATCATCTTTTAAAAGTTCTAACGCTTGCTCTTTTGTAATTGTCATATCAGCGCATACATTTTCACCATAGAACTTTACATATCCTGTATGGCCGTAACCAATTGTCCATATACCTGCTGCATCTTTGTACGCTTTTGATCGATAGCCTTCAAACTTTGCTATTAACTGTACTCCTTCATTGCTTATTGCTCTCATAATATTACCTCTTTTTCCTAAAAAGAGAGTGATTTTACTCACCCTCTGTGCTTGATTTTTCTTTTAACACGTCTATAGCTTTAATTAATACTCTTGGCAGAGGTATCCCCATAATTCCTGCATTTTCAACTATGGAAATTAATTCATTCACTAAAAATGCTAAAATTACAGCCGTTCTTATATAATCAACTTTTAAGGTTAAATCTAACCTGTAGGCTATTAATACAATAGTTAGTGTAATTCCCTTTCGACACAAACCCTTCCATGAAGAAACACTGTTCAAAGCACCTGTTTTTGACTTTCCACTTTTCTTCCAGATAGCGGCAATTAAAAGGCCCATACCAAAATCAAGTCCCATAAGAATCAATAAAGTTGTTAAATCAGGCGTCCATCCACCAATCATTTTTACAAAAAAACTTCCAATTCCTCCAAAAACAGTAATTATCACTGCTTTTATATAATTAATTTTTTCCATCTCTAATCCTCTTTTCTATTTTATTTGTTTTCTGCTGCCGCAAAAAAGAGCCTTTACGGCTCCTTACGGCTTTCTGTCTTATTTTACAGCTTATCTTGTGTTTTATAATTATGCTCCTAATAAAGCTTTAACTTTTTCTTTTAAATTAATTGGTACCTCATCAATTGTTTTTATTCCCTTTTTTATAAGGGAAGCGTATATTTCAGCCATTTTAATTCCTCCTTACATGTTTAATAGCATTTCATAAACTTCCGTCAATGCAATTTGTGTTTGTGTCAAGTCTGTTAAGTTGCTTTTTGCTTCTTTTTCTAATTCATCTACCTTCATCTCAAATTCTGTTTTACTTGTTAATGTAATTGTGGTAGATATAACATTTGCCTTTTTCGACCATGTCGATTCAATAGTCTTTAGATTCTTATATGCCCCAAATGTACCATCCGTGTAGGTAACAACAACATTGCTTAGATTAAAATTTGTAAACTGATTGTACAAAAATGACAAATCATTGAGGGTTGCTACCTCTGTAATAAGTGTAACTGTGTTTTTTTCTTCTTTTACTTGTGCCTCGATTATTGTTCCATCTGTTAATTTTACTTTCAAAAAATCACCCTTTCTTTCATTTTTTAAATTTGTTAAACGACAGTTTAGTAAAGTTTAAGTATCATACTGTAACAACGCCCGCATTGGTTCCTTATTCTGGTTCATTAGGAGGATATCAGCTAGCGGGATCTATAAATATTTCTGATGTTATAGATGAGGTACGCTATATCCTTTGCAAGAAAGCGCAATAAGTGCTATGTGGCGAGTTAGCGGTGGAATGCCAAACCCAAATATATGCAAATTCTTAATAGCTTATCATGAATAATAACGATTTAATGTGTTGGAAAAATAAAATAATAAATACGTTACTTATTTTATCCTAGTAATTGTTAACGAAAGGTTGTTATTATTTTCTACCGATGGGATAGCTGGAGTCACATAACCTCTAACATCCACAGTACTTCCAGCAACTAGGGTAATAGGAGCAGTTATACTGGTGCTTACAAATGGTTGCTGAACAGGTGCTTCACAACTCAAATTTGGTTGCTCTGAACCGTTTATAAAAGCACGTATGGTAAATCTTGTTGTTGAATTTGGTACTATCCACATTGAATTTATTGATATTAAATATATTCCACTTTCAGATATAGTTACTGTATCTGTCAATGGTGTCCATGTGGTAGGAATTGGTATACTTAGATTAAGAAATCTTTTAGCATAAACAACTCCTATCTTATTTAAACTGTCGTTTATCTTTTTACCACCAGCCGCCGAAAGAGCCGTTGTACTATCATCTGTAGAAACACTATCCGTTAATTTCACTGATGCAGTACCGCTATTCATTTGAAGCCCTGTACCTATTTTTATATGCCCAAGAGTACTCCCTGTTGCAACACTGGAAATGTGTTCTATAAGAGTGCTAATTACTTTTTTTACTTTTCCCCACACTGAAATGATTGTATCATACTCATCTATCTGCGCAAGAGTCTCCACTTCTGTTATTTGCGCAATCTCTTGCGAATTCACGTGAATATCAGTATCGCTTAAATGTTGTTCTATTATGTCAGTGTTATCGTTATGATCTTGAATGTTATAAAAATCATCGCCACCTGGCTTCTTTAATCCGTGTGTTGTTATTTCCAATTCTAATACCTCCTATTACTCAAATGGTTCATCCCTTAGTTGTTGTTGTGTGTAAAGATACAAATAGTCATGCACATATGGACCAAGCAAATTATGTGTATGATACATAAGCGTTACGTCTACAAATAAATTAAGTGGAACAACCCTTTCACAGAGTCTTTCCACTTCTCCCTTTAACTTTTTTGTTGTCAATGCCACTTTTACATGAAGTGTAAAGTTATCGCCATCTAGAATAGTTTTGTAGCCATCTTCTCCACATAAAGCCTTTAATTGATTTTTTAAAGTTCTACGCGTAAATGGTAAATCTTCTATCAATCTGCTTTGAATCCTGAAATTTCTTAGTTGTAAAGATTCTGTATCAAGCGGCGTGATATTTAAAATACTTTCCCATCTTTTCGCGCCTACTTCTGATTCATCACTCACAAAAGCTTCTTTTAATAATCCTTTAAGTGCGTCCCAAAGGCCTTCTATTTGTTCTTGTTCTGCATTCATAATCTGTTCAATTTCTGTATATGTCTGCATGAATAAAGGAAGATATTTAATAAGTTTTCTATCCAATCACTTCACCCCTTATCGGTATTTCATCAGGATCTAATATAACGTTACTTGCGCTTCCATTTAATAAAGTATCAGATATATCTTTTACTCCAATAACGTCTATGATTTCTGATTCAATTTTCTTTAATATTACAATTAAGTGGTCGCTATCTTCCCATGTTTCGATTAATGATTTAAAATAATTATCAATTGCACCTTCAATATAACTTTTCACATCTGCAAATCCATATCTAGGTTCATATGTAATCTTACAAGAAATGTTAATTACTTTTCCTTTAACTGCTTGTATGTGCGCAATATGTCCGATTGGAGCCAATCCATACCCTTCCATATCCTGTGTTGGATCAATTCTTTGTTGTACTGTGTGTACTAATGTAGTAGATGGAATTGCATAATCAGATGACATTATCACACATTTCACATGCCCTCCTACTAACTCTCCAAGCTCATTTGTTGTTCGATAACACTTTGCACCACCCACACCTTGAATTGCTTTTATCTTCTCCATATAATCGGCTCTATTTCCACCAAATGCTGTTGCATTAAAAGAATCTCTCCATCTTTTACGAAATACTTCTGTGTCTTCTTCCTCTTGGGCAGGTATTAATAACTCTGTAAGTTCACATGTTGAAAGACCAGATATGTAATTAATAGGTATCATTGTTCCAAAGTGCTTGTTGCCTTCTGTGCCAATTGTTTCACACTGTACTTTATAAGTATGATTTGTATCGTCAATTAACTCTGTAACTATGTAATTAAGAGTACCAAGACTAAATCTCGTACCTATTGGAACTGCAATATTGAATGCTCCTTTTAATATTGCATAAGTTGCAGGTTTAGGTTCTATCCCTCTTGTATCTTTTGCCATCTTTATTAGATACTCTCTGTCTGCGGTATCCCCAAACATTTGCTCAAACATCCATTCCAGTTGAAGATACATCATGGCGACTTCAGCGCTATTTGGCGCTAGCGCATCATAAATAATCGAGCCTTCTCGCTTATCAAATTTTGAATCTACCTTACTCAATTTTTCGTTAAGTAGCGATTCATATGTTTTATCCTCATACATCAGTATTCTACCTCCATATCTATTTTCGTAGAGCCATGTATTGTATCAACATGAAATGTCACTGCAACAATGCCTTTACTTGTTGTATTGAAATCAAAATTATAAACCTCTTCTATTCTGTCATCCATTGAAAGGGCTTCTATTATTCTTCTTTCCAGTTCTGGAATGACATAAGAAGTGGGTTCTCCAAATAGTTCCTCCAGTTCAATCCCGTAGTTTTGAGAATAGATTGTGTAATCATACCTCTCTGTGTTTAGTATTTTATAAACTGCTTGCTTTACCGCTTCCAATCCATCACAATAATCTAAAATTCTGTAATTCTCTTTATCCATTTTATAAGTGTATGATGGATCGTTTTTTTCATTCAAATCCTCTAATATATCATCATCTAAATTCAAATTAGGAATCACCTAACCACCTCATCCCATTATTTTATCAATTACTAAATACTTTTGTCCGCCTTGCTGTTTTATCATTACCACTTTGTCATTTTGCTTAAGGGCATTTAATATCTTAACTTTCTTTTTTCCTTTTATTTCATGCTTATGTGAATCAGGTCCATTTTCCAACTCTGTTTCCCAAGTAATCTGAACCTCTGTATCATAATCGATTACATTTTTAGTTAACACAAGAAACTCTTTTGTAAGTAATAACTTTTGATCATCCTGAACCTGAATTTTTAGAGGACTTGCACTTGTAACAGTTCCAAAACAAAAAGTAGCTGGCTCTCCTTCGTTTACGGCTGCCAAAGCTACTTTTTTGATTGATTCATTTAAATTTGCCATTATGCTATAAATTCACCTCCTATCAATGTTAAATCCATTGTGTGTAGGTTATTGCTAAATTTATGTGCCACCTTTTCACACATCATGAAATTATTGACTGTAATATCTCCTAGTTTTAGAGAAACAATGATTGATGATCCAGCTCTAACCCTAACATCGCCCCATGCATCTTTGATTGTTAGGTTCCTACTCTTTCTATTATAAAAAGACAATAACTGATTTGCTTTTTCCGAACCGTTTTCACCTTCTTGTAAAGTATCAAAATATTGCAAAATTCCCCACTGGTTCATGTTGTTACTGTCTTGGGCAATATAGACATCTCTTTTGCCTGTTTCCTTGTTGTCAAATGTAAGCTTTACTTTGTTGTACGTTTGTTCATCAATGCTACTTTTATAATCAAAATTTTGACCTGTTTCAGAATCTATTACGATAGGGACTCTCATATCCGATATATTTTTAAGGGTAATGGAACCGTAATTGTCATACAAGCAATAAAGGGTATTTGTATTCGTCATTGTAATATCAAGAGCATTTTGAATAATGTCAAATAAAGTTTTATTGTTTTCAATTCGTTGTGCTATTACATATCCAGTATCTGCTATACTTCCCACACGCAGATTAAAGTCTGCACAAATCAAATGTATTACTTGCCCTGCTGTTAACCCAGTATAAACATAAGTATCTTTATTCTTCAAATATCTTAGTTGATCATAACAGGTATAAGTAATTCTTTGCTCTTTATCCCTACTTTTACTAAATATGTATCCATAAAAAACCCCTTTATTATTTATTTTTAATGTGACCGCTTGCCCCTCATACATCGGATAGCCTTTGTCTTTTAGCACCTTAAACACAAGCTTTGCTGGCATGCCTTTTCTCTCACTTGTAAGCTCAATTTCTTCCTCTACGCAAGGTTCATAAATAGCATTTTGAGTATAAGTTAATAATTGTATCTTCATAACGCACCTCAATCTCGTCTTGGTATCTCTAATATGACTCCAACAGGTATCTCTTCCGGTGATTTTAATTTTAGCCTGTCTCTATTGGCTAACCAAATGGTTCTATAATCAAGAGCATCTCCATAATAATACTTGCAAATACTCCATAACGTTTCATTGGTGCCAACTTTGTGTGTAGTTGGCACTCGCAGTTTTTTGTCAGACAATATTGCTCTCGCTTTTTGGAGTTTTATTGATACTGTTCCATCTGAATTTGTTACAAGTTTTACTTTATTGACTCCATAATTAGCATATTGTTTAAACTTTAGCGATACGACAACATCAAATCCTTCTTTTGCATCCTCTTTTATTGTGTATTCTTCTAGCGTTACCATTATACTTGAAGAAAAGAGCTTTGTTCCATCAGGTAAGGTCCTGTAAACAATCCACGGAAATGGCTTCTTCTTTTGCTTACGCCATTCTAACTTTGCTAAATAATACCAAGCTCTTCGAAAATCTCCGTTGCCATAGGTAGCAAATGGATATTTTTGATTGGGTAGCAAAATATCAAATTCAATATCAGTCAAACCAGTTGGCTTTATAATGTTAACTTCTCCACCATTTATAAGGTTAACTGTTTTATTGTTTCCATTTATCTTCATTGTAATTTTTTCAGGAAATACTGGTATTCTTAGTTTTCCTAAATACATACGATACATAATTTATCCCTCCATGCTTGATGCTGCTGTTGTTGTTATTAAATCACCCAAATAATCTCCAATACCATCTAAATCACTCATGTTATTAACGGTATTCGTAACACCGCCCATATCCACATTAAGCGACTGAAAAATTGTTCTATCTATGATTTCTCTTTCTGCGATATCTCTTAAATACTTTAAATCTTCCTCGGTTATTTCCATGGAATCGGCAATTTTTCCTGTATTGTCAACTCCAACTGCTGTATTTTCATTGATATTACCTAAGGTCGTATCTATATTATTAGCTCCTTCCCATGGATTTAACTTTTTATCATCTAACTCTTTTAATAAATTAAATGCTGTATCATTTGTTCCAGAAAATAAATTTGATATTTTTTCGTCAATTCCTTCTCCAAATTTATATCCTGTCTTTGCTGCATCCGTATAGTCTATAAATTCCATTTTTTCTACTGTTGACTGCCAGCCACCTGCATCCTTTACCGTTTGAGAAGCTACTTCTATTTGCTTATATAAATTATCGAGTCCACTTGTTATATCCACTTTTACTCCGGGAATTTTATTAATTACTGATTCTATTGCATTTGCCATGTTTAAAATGTAGCCTATAACCGTTTGTGCCAAATCAAAGAATAAAACTTTTACTGCTGCTATTGGGTCATTAAATATATTTGCAAAAAAGTTTGCTATTGCCACCAATATATTCCATGTTGGTATAATAAATTCGTTCATAATATGAGCCCATAGCACTGCAAATGCTCCAGCTATTACCCCAGTTGCACTAATGGAAGTATTTGCAAAATGATTTATTACTCCAATAATTATATAAATGATGGAGATAACCGCTATGATGGCTAATACTATCCAAGTGAGTGGGCACGCTAACAAAGCTGCATTTAATCCTAATTGTGCACCCTGAACAGCCAATAAAGCAGTAAATTGTCCCCATGATGTTGCTGTTTGTACAGCCATTACTATAGCATTTGCTATTTTCAGTCCCTTGCTTATCAATTCAAGCGTATTTGTAATAGCTAAAAAACCTGCATAGTAAGCCATTGCAGTTGCAATACCATATATGACAGGACTAAGAATATCCCAATTATCATATATAGCCCCACCTACGGCGCTTACAATATTAAACAAAATGCTTGCAATTGCAATAACAACATTCATTGAATTTGCAATTCCACCCATAACTTGCCCTACAATTCCTCCAAATCCTGCCACCATTTCCTTTAAACCAGGAAGTCCTTGTGAGGCTAATGCCGTATCAACGCTTTCTAATATTGATACCCACCCGCTTGTAAAGAAATTTCTCATCTTATCAAAGGTAGACACCCAGGTTCCTTCCATAGTCTTAGCCGCTCCACTTGATGCTCCAGAGTCCAGGGCTTGACTTAGCGTTCCTATAAACTCTTGTGCTGATATAGCTCCGTTGGACAAATCGTTTTTTACGTCACTTACCGATCTGTTTACTGATTGTGCATATATTTCAGCAGCACCAATACCTGCGTCAAACAGCTGATTAAGTTGTTCTGGCTCAACGGTTCCTTGGCTATACATCTCTCCTATTGCGCCAACTACACTTTCTAATTGCTCGTTCGTTCCCTCGCCATAATAACTGACTGCATCTCCCCATATTCGAACCTGATTCGTTGCATCGTTAAGAGACATTCCACTTGTTAAAAAACCTTGTGCGGACTTACTTGCTGTATCAAGTCCATATGCCGTTCCTGAAACTGTACTTTTTAAACTTGCAAGTGCCGCATTTGCCAAATTTGCATCACCTGTCATATTAGTAACTGTTTTTGAAAAAAGATTTGAGGAATCTAATGCATCAAAAGCACCACTTACATCCATGACACCAATCTTTTCAAGCTTATCTTTAACAAAACCTAAAGCCTTACTTCCCATCGAAACGGCTTTGTCCCAACCCGAAAATCCCGATGCAACCTTTTGTGTAGCAGGTTCAATGTCATTTACCTGATTTTCTAAGTTTTGTGCCGCCGCAGTGGTATCATCTATTACCTCACATGCTTCATAGATTTCTGTTGTATTCATACCTCTTCTCATAATCTTTTGCAACGTTTCAAAACTAACAATACAAAAACTGATCGACTGATTCATTGTGTTAAATACCGTTGGTAATGTATTATACACAGCTAATTCCGTACCTATATTTTCCATTTGCCACCTCCAAACAAAATAAAAGCCACCTCCTGTTAGAAAGTAGCTTTTATATCATTATTATAAAAACCATTTATTCTTTTTATATCTCATAACTGATAACGTCACTTTTGCATATAGATTAACCGTTTATAGAAGCTACTTCTTTCCAGCTTTTTTTGCTCTGGCAGCTTCTTTTTTATCTGCCTCAATTTTCAAATCAATCGAGGCAATGATAAATGCTTTCTCATATCGATCCATTGATGCAAATTGCGAAGGTAATATTTTAAGTTTATGAAGGCAATAGTACGCATAATTTGCTTCTCCATCGCCTTCACTTATTAGTTTTTTGCTTCTTCTACCAACTGCGCATCATTTTTGTTATATCCAGAAATTTCAAGAATTTTTTGACAATATAACTGATACTCTCCGTCGTTATCAAGCATTTCTACAATCAAGTCTTCTGCTCCCATTACACCATAGCTATCTTGAAGCTCCTTATCGTTTAAATTTGGAAATACCGTACACTTTGCTGCAATCATTCGATTAAACTTTGCATTGTCTACATCCACTTTCTTATTTTTGATGGTAGTACATTCACTACGAATATAATCTGCTTCTTTTGTTCTTAAAGGACGGATTTCCCATAAAATTGGTGCACCATTTTTATCCTTAAAATTTTCACTTGCTGCAAACTGAATATTTTTTCTTTGTACCTTATTTTGTTTTAAAAAAGCGTTAAATTGACTCATTTTTATCCTCCTATTATTGCATTCCATTTAAAATTTTATATGCTTTTGCAATATCAAATCTTTCTGCTGTGAAATCAATTGCTTGTTCTAACCATTCACCATCTGCATCCATACTTGCAATTAAAGATCCATTAATATTACATCCATTAATCGTGACACTTCTGCTTCCTGCTGCACTGGTTGGATCGTCATTTGTAAGAACCATATCAAAATATACATCTAATCCTGTTTCTTGATACTGATAAATCATTTCAGTAAAAATATCTGTATTATGATAAATGGTAGCTGAACCAGTAATTTTACCGCCATTGGTTTTATTCCCCTTTGTCGTACGTCCAAGAATTGGAACTTCACTTTTATCCTTTTCGTATTTAATCTCAATATTTTTTAACTGCATAAGCAGGTAACGATTATCCCCAATCGTAACATAGCAAGAACCTAACTTAGCACTTACGGCGTCCTTTGCATTCATTGTTGTTTCAGCAAAATGCTGTAAATTCATTTTCATCATACTTTGTTCTCCCTTCTTAAGCCACTCGCACGGTCATGTATAATTTTTCCATTGCTGCTACGGGTTGCACTACATTTGTCACAACTACAGAACGTTTATCATCTCCTGCTTCTACTGTAACATCTGTACTTTGAAAACCTTCAATTGTATTTAAGGTTTCAAGTTCTTTATTGTAGGTTACTAGATCATTCCAAAAACCAACTCTTCCAGACTCGTTGTTTTGAATCTTTCCTAAATATCTAGTATTAAACAGTACCGCTATATCATTTCCCATCTGATCTAACACTCTAATCACTTGATTTATACTAAAATCGGAATTTTTATCATTTGTAAAGCTTACAAAAGAATTAATATCGGTAAGCACTCTAACCTCTGTTCCAACTTTATGAAATACATATTCGCCTGCTTCAATTGCTGCATTTAATTCAGATTGCTTATAATTAGTAAAAACTTCGTATTCTCCATTGTATGTTTGATTCGTAGTTGATCTGTTTACAGCGCAACCAGCCTGTGCTCCTACTGTCCAATAAATCAAAGCAGATTCTTCTACCCCTTCATTAGTCACTTTATTTTTAAGATTAATAATTCCCTCATAATCTGCAGGATATCCATGGATAACGGTTTGAAACTTAACGCCTACTTCCTCTCTCATTCGTTTTGTATAAGCTCCATACAATGCCTTAATTGTGCTTGAACTTGATATACATCCAAGGGTGTTAAAGGAGTAGCTTTCAAGCTTATCCAATGCTTCTTGATATTGTGTACCTGATATTGTAGTTAAGTTGGATCCACCTGTTAGTTCAATCCCAGCAGTTAATTCTAATATAGCATCAGTATGAAATGTAACTAATGCATTTGCAACTAGCTCTTTTGCTTCTGTAACTGTTTGCGTATCTACTTTAGCTGTTTCTAAGTAGGTAATGACATCAAACTTCGTTTCATCATCTGCGTTTGTCTGAATGACAATCTTGATATCATTACCTCTTGTTCCACTGTATCGTGCTGTTGCATAAACATTTGACGCCTTTTCTCCACTATTGATACGATAAATATGTAGCGTTTTAGCATTTTGAAACACTTCTCTAATGTTTCTTACTTCATTTGCATCATAACTGTACCCAAATATTTTAAGTGAATCTTTTTCAAAATCACTATTTTCTACTGTGAATACTTCTCCATCAATTCCCCAATTTAATGGCATGGGAATTGCACACACCCCACGATTTGATAATGCAGCATTCGCTCTTGCTACGCTGACAAAATTAATGTAAGCACCTGGCAGTACTTTGTTTTGAATTGTATAACTTCCTCCACCTAACATTATTTTACCTTACCTTTCTTAAAATCTTGAATTAGTTTATCAACTTCCACAAATGTGTAAGTCTTAGAATCAAAAAGAAGTACATTCACCAAATCTTTTAAGTGAATATACTTCTTTGCGTTTAAAATCTGTTCTTTTGTAAATGTATTGGACGTTTTCATCCTTTTTTTTACTGACATTTTATTCTCCTTCCTTTAACAATACACCAGATTGCATTGTCTCCATGTTAAATCGTTCCTCAACCTTAAGTACAAACAGATTGAAATCTACAAAGAAATGCAACATACCATCTTGTATCTGTGCACTCATATTTGTCCCTCTTGTTAAATCACCGTCTATTGTTATATACTCTAATGTAGCAAACAACTTAGGCATTACATTAGCACATTCTAGTGTATATTCTTTTGCATTTAATGGAATGTAGCGTATTTCAAAAGATTGTAATAGCTCATATCTATTACCTAATTTTTGTTTTTGCTCGTATTTAGTAGGTACGATTAAGAAGCAAGAAGATTTTAACTCCTGTTCTTCTTCATTAAACACAACACAGTTTTCTTTGAATTCTTCCTTTAAGGCTTGTGATATGCCTATTATCGTTTTGTAAATCAATGCTTAAAGACCTCCTTTATAAAAGATTTAAGCTTTTTAGATAGCCAATTTAACGTATTGCACCTCCTTTACATTTTTACTTGGTTTAATTTTTCATATTACTCCTTTCTATCGCCTGTTTAAGAATGATCTTCTTATGCGATGCATCAATTTTTATCTTGTCATGCTATAGTTTAATGTCATTTCGGACATAAATTATCACTTTCTTTTTCAATCCCTCGGAAGGTTTTATATAAAAAAAGAACCATCATTTGATGATTCCAATTTTAATATAAGGAAAGATATGAATTTGTTAGTCCTTCATTCTTGACAATGAACGTATCGATTATGATATTCCAGCAATTCTTGTAGGTAGCTACCCGTATCTATTTATTAACATGATATCATATTAGCACATATGTGTGTATCATTCTATATCATGGATTTTAAAATTTTTTAATGCCTTGGTATGAAGCCTATGTATTTGTGCCCACTCATAGCTTAAACTAATACAAATATCTTCCCAACGAAAATCTCTAAGGTATCGTAATGTTAATAAATTCTTATCCATTTCATTTTCCATTAACTCGATTTGATGCGTAATTTCTTGATACTTTTTTATTTTCTTTAATTTTAATTCTTCTAAGTCGTTGATTAATTCATCCAGTTTTGCAGCGTAGGAGGACAAATCACTAATGCTGTTACCATGTGGCATTCCATCATTTTTGACATGGGGAAACATTTTAGAATGTCGTAGTTCATCTATCTCAACTTGTAATACCTTCGCTCTTTTATAATAATCTTGATAGGATTTTAGATACTCCTTCTTTTCTTCCATCTCTTTTTTTAACTCTTCCTTCGTCAAATTAACACCCCTTTTCTTTTAATTTGTCTGTTTACTTCAATAATCATTGGAATTTTATACTCTGACTTTGTAATAATTAGCTTGTCCCATATCAACCATGATTTGATTTGTAAACTGCCTTCCCCTTATTGACAAAATTATATTTCATTGATACACTAAGAACATATGTTCTGATTGGTTGTTTTTATAAATAATTTTACCGTTTGGTTTGTTTATAGCATTTAATTGCTATTTTTATAAATAATATCACCTTCAATTGCTACAGTCAAGTAAGTTTTGTAAATATTTTTCAATTAACTGCTAATTTATCTATGCTTTATATTACTTTTCCCTTGACTTTAGCAGTTAACGGTGATAAATTATATTTATATAGGAGGTATAATCATGGGTTTAGAAAAGATTGAAGAATACAAGAGAAAACTTGGACTAACATCGGCTGAATTAGCGGAAAAAGCAGGCATACCAAAAACTACATTAGATAAAATACTAAGTGGAGTAACAAAAGATCCAAAGTTAGAAACACTAAAAGCAATTGCAAGAGTATTAGGATTAACTCTTGACGACTTCGATGATACGAATCACAAACCAACACACGAACCATCATATGAAGATATCAAAAAGCTAATTGCAAGAAACGGAAAAGAGATGTCACAAGATGAGAAAATGGAACTAATAAAGATGCTTTCAACCTTAGAATAA